GTAATTAACTGCGAGGTGCTAAAGCGGCTGCCATGCTGCCAGATATTCTGGCGCAGCCAGTCAAACAGGGCAGAAAAATCACCGTCTGCAACAGAGGCCTGAAGCCCTGGCAGCGCGGTTTTCGCGGCGTGGAAGAGCTGTGCGGCGTACATTGCCCCGAGGGTGTAAGACGGGAAGTAACCAAAGCCACCGTCGGTCCAGTGGATGTCCTGCATACAGCCATTGCGGTAGTTGTCTTTGGTGGACAACCCAAGCCAGGCCTGCATTTTCTCATCCCACAGGGCCGGGATATCATCAACTTCAATCTCACCATTAATCAGTGCGCGTTCAATCTCATAGCGCAGCACAACATGCGCCGGATAACTCACTTCATCGGCATCGACACGAATGTAGCCCGGCTTCACGCGCTGGTTCCAGGCAATAAAGTTCTCTTCGCTAAAGGCGGCCTGGCTGCCAAAACGGGCATGTACGGCAGGGAGTAGATGTTTCAGAAACGCGTTGCTACGACCAAGCTGCATTTCAAAGAACAGGCTTTGACGTAACTGAATGAATTTTATAGTAAAAATAATTCACCCCAAAATCCCACCAAAACCCCGCCAATACCATTCCCCAAAACCGAATATTAAATAGACAGCCTTTGCCATTGGTTATCTCTTTCATCGTTGTATTGTTCGGTCATGGCTGCTGAGCTATGCCCAAGTAACATCTGAGTGTCAATCCCTTGCTTTCTGTACAAACGTTCAGACAATGATCGCTGTTCGTGAAATGTAGGAGGAGTCTTATCTTTATCGGTAACAATGCCCACTTCATCCCTCAAATCAGAAAACACTTTACTGATAGTGGTTCTATTTATCGGACTACCGATAGTAACGCGCCTGTGAGAGCGTGAATGATGAACGAGATACTTGCTCACTACTTGATTCCTGCAATAGCTTACAACGTCGCCCAACGTCATATTGATGGCCTCACAATACAAGGTAAGAGGCAGGGCAAGCTTAAACCCTGTTTTCTCTTGTTCAATATGCAAGCATTCATCCCATATATCGGTAAATTGCATTTTTCTGATATCGCCCAATCTCTGCGCGGTTACCAATGCTAATAATATTGAACAGGTTACATAATGAGGCTGTTTTTTAGATGCCTGATAAATTTTATGCCAATCATCCAGGCTTAATCTGGCTCTTTGGACATCAGCATTAATTCGACGGGTAGCCAAAACAGGGTTAAACCCTGGCGGAACTTCTCCAGAATATTGAGCCTCTTTAAAGAGATCATGCCATACACTGCGAAGTAACTGAGCCATGCGTAACTTTTTCTGATCCTTGTATTCCTCAAGTATTGCAGCAATTTCACGCGCTCCGGCATCAATAAGATAAAAATTAGATGTTCTATCTTTTAAAATCTGAACCGATAATTTTCTGAGTCTAACAGTTGATTCCGCTAGTTCTTTTCTGTTTTTGCGTTTATCAAGTAATTCAATGTAACGATCTATCCAATCATGAATACGCATACCTTTTTAGTTGAATCATTTTTCCCAAGAACAGCATCAACGATAGCCAATGACTGATCAATTTGCTTGCTTGCAATGATACGATTTAATTCAATTGCAGCAGAAGTGGCCGCGCCTTCATCAGATCCTATACTGACAAATTTATCCTCAAGTTGATTATAATATTGCCAGTATATTTTACCGTTTCTTTTATCAAGCTTCCGATAAAGATTAGGAATGGAAATGTTATGTTTTCGCGGCCTTGCCATTTAAAGTCCTCTCCACAATCTTTTTAACATTATCAGGAAGATCTTTTGAAATCTTCACGCCCCCACGGTTTCCGATAAATTTGGCATCCTCATAAACAACCCATTTAGCGCCATCTTTCATAGCTGGAGGGGCTATTTGATTTGTTTTTGCCATTTGCGCGAGCTTGCGCTGTTTTTGAGGATATCCAAATCCGTTCGGGCCTTTAGCCCATTCCTCGATGAGTACAACACGACTCATGGAAGCCTCCGAAAAACCGATCAGCAATGTAATGCTGATCGGGGATAATTTCTGATTTTCAAAACTCAGGAAGATGATTTGCGTTCGTTTTCTTGCTGCCAGGCTTTTTTCATAAATTCATCACTGAATTCCATTTCCGGCGCTTGTTCGAATGCAATATAGGCTTCCTCGTGGCAATTGGTGCAATATCCTGAAACCTTCCTGCACCCGCAGTTTTCACAATGCGCACTCATGACGCCGCTCTGCTGCGCTGTGAGACGATTTCTTGATGTTCTGTGATGATTTCCTTCACTTCTTCATGCAATTCATCAGAGAGCGAAATAGAACCGTTCTCGGCGATACCAGCCAGGGCAATCAGTTCAACCAGACGGCGAGCTTTTTTAACGCTGATTTCAGGGGCGATAACACTGCGAGTAACTTTTTCTTTCCGGCAGCGGCAGCATTCGCTTTATCTTGCTCCAGAACCTTTCCGGCGTTCTCTCCGAACTCTTTAACTCGATCAACCGCAGCATCAACAGAAACTTCACCAGATTTCACGCTTTGCTGAACATCATGATTAGCCGTGCTGAGTGTCAGCAAGTTTTCAATAGTTGGCAGGGATTTATTGACCAACTTTGCGATCTCTTGCTTGGTAAGGTTAAAGGCCAGCAAATCCTTAATAACAGCCGCTTGCTCTAATGTAGAGAGGGGAAGCTGGTTATTAGATGTCATGATCCTGGCAATGCGCTCAACATCACTACCGTTGAAGGGTACAATCTGAATACGTTGAACCGGCTTACCTGCATCACGGCAACGTAAGAAATTACGATGGCGGCGATGGCCTTCGACAATCCAGACGCCACCTTCATCGCGCGGGGTTACTTCCAACGGTGGAACCGTTCCGCCGTTCAGCAAAAATTGATAAAGATCCTCATCTGCAAGTTGAGTTCGTTCATCATTTTCACGGCGGTTAAAGTTTTCTTTCACAAAAATATTATCGATATCGATAAACATCCCTGCATCAGTGCGATAAATAATACCGCCTCGTGTCATTTGGCGAAATGAGTTAGCAGCCATGTTTTTTTCCTTCTAATAAATAAAATGTTGATTTTAGCTTTTGCGCATACTGCGTAATTTTTTAATGTGTAATTCAGTCTCTAGTTCATGTTGAATTCTTTTCGCTTCATCATGTTCAATACGTTCAAACTCTGAATTGAACCTTAAAAAACTAGAAGTATTGATTCTTCCATTACGAACATATCTGATAATTTTATCCGTGTAGCTGTGGATTAAAACGATGCTATTATGTTGGTCAACGAATAATTGACCGCGCTGAATTAAGCAAAACATAACTTTTTCTCATCGTGAACCGCATTTAATTTGCGGGGCTTCATCATTGGCGTGGCAACATAACTTTTACTTCTGTTAACCACTTCAATTGTGAATTTTTATCTTTTATTTTTATGGTGTAGGTAGTTACCCTCTCTGATACACCATAGTTACCGAAAATTTTTAGATGCTCATCAAGAGCGGCTTTACATGCCGCCCTTGTAGCATCATCATGATTACCGCGAATAATTAATTTCATGATGATGCCTTTTGATTATCGGACGGCTAACGTTTCACTTCCGCGCTCAACATGAGCACCAGGCACAGGGTTTAAAAGTTGCTCAGGGATTTCTTCGCCTTTTTCTTTCAAATCCTCAATAGCTTTTAATGCTTCTGAAAGGATTTTTTTGATTTTGTCATTTTGCACATCGTTGATAATTTCAGTGCGTGATTCAACAAATTCATCGGGCAATAAATCAACATCATCAATCACCAGGCTGATAGAGCCTTTTTTAGCACTAAATGTATTGAGCGTAGTTTTAAAGGTTTTGCGGCCCGTTGTTTTAAGGCACTCCAGCAAATACGTTTTCAGAGCTTGCCCTTGTCGCTGCCAGTGTTTAGCGCGTTCATTCATGCGGGCGGCTTCTTTCTTACATGCGTCCTGCTTTGCATCAAACTCACGGATCACAGACATGGTGGCATCAAATTTATCTTCCATCATGCCTTCAATGCCTTCAATGGTATCAGCCACATCTTCCAGTGACATTTCCCCATTTTCAGCCATTTCCAGTAACTTGCTAATGTCCATTGCTAAATCGATTGTGCGGCTGCTCATGCTTTTTCTCCCAGTTCTTTCATACGTTCGTTTTTAACTTCTTCAAGACGGCGTAAACGGCCTTCTAAATATTTCACATATTCACTATCAGCTTTTTCACGAGCCGCTTTTAAATGAATTCCAATAGCGCGGGTTAGGCCGCTGGCAATTTTAGATACTTCATTAGTTGAAACCGCATTACGCATAGTTTCGACATTGGCTTTAAAGCGCTCATCCAGTTCTTCACGAACACGGTTAGAATCATCAGCCTTTTCTGAGGCGTCTTTAATTTCAAACTCCATTTTAGACTCTGCCTTATAAACAGCATCATCAAACAGTCCGAGCCAAACATCAGCAGAGAAGCCGAGAAGAGATAGAGCTTTTTTAATTGCATCAGTTAATGATTTTTTCTGTGCCTCTCCATCAACTTTGATCCCGTTTTTATTTGTCATGTACATATAATCGGTAGCACCGTAAGAGGTTACATGACCTTTCTTGCCGTCCTTCAAATACCAGAAAGAGATTTTAATTGAATGATGCAATGAGGTAGTAAGATTGCCACCAGCATCACGAATCAATTTTTTGCCGACAAATTTACTACCTTCATAAATTGCTTCACTCATCGGAGCGCCTGGCAGCATTTGATCTTCCAGGACGTCAAAACCCCAACCGATGCCGACAGGCCCGAAGATTTCAGTAGCGCGCATAATCATGTATTCGGCGTTAATGCTAGTTCCTTCAAAACCAGTGCCGGATAAATCTTTTGTATAGCGCGGGTTAGTGCGCATGACCTTACGCCAGAGTTTGAGGTTTTCGCTATCGCCCAACTCTTTTTCCAGCTGATCCGCACGAGTAACAAAAGATGCAGGTTGTTCGGTAGCTGGTTCATGTTGCGCAGCAGCAGCAGCAGCAGCAACAGCAGCAGCAGGGCTAACAGGCAAATCAGCATTCGCTTCTTGTGAGTCGCCTTCTGTTTTAACAAAACGAGAATCGTTCGGGTCGCTGATGCCTTCTACAAATTCCCCGCGTTGAGCCGCTAATCTCTTACCGATTTCTTCAGGTGAAATCTCACCGCTTTTTAATTGCTGATATTCATCCTTTGTGATTTCAATACAGCCAGCAGCAATCATTTCTTCAAGCTTAGCGAGCTTGTTAGCTCGTCCGAAGTTACTGGAATCTGCATAACGATAATAAAACGGCCCCTGGCGCTCTACTGGCGGCGTTTCCTCAGTTGGTTGAGCGTTAGGCTGTTCTGATGCCACTCCTGCATCTGACGGCGCTTGAGCGCCCATATCGATAGACGTTGACGGCGCAGCTTGCTCATCCGCATTTTCAAAAACACCTTTAGTTGTTAAAAAGTTCTCAATGTAATTATTTAAATCGACTGGTGATTTATGAATATCAGTAGGGCGATTCTGGACAACATCGCGCACCGTCAGAAGGTCATATTTCAAAGAATTTGGTTGTGTGCGCATACTCATGGCAAAGCGCTTCCAATCTTCGCGATCTTTATCCATGATTTCTTTTTTTGCCCAGCGCAATACTTCACCGCTAACATTGCCGGGATCTACATCACCAGGCCAGAAAGCAACGGCCACTTCCTGATCTAACGTCTGATGAGTATGGTTATAAGTACGTTTTGGGCGCGGGATTTCCTGCTCTTCATTTTCTGTTTTAGAGCCTTCTTTGCGATCAGCTTTTAAAGCCTTCAGCCAGCCTTTTACATAAGAGAGAATTTCAGGCCACTTTTTTGTCTTAGGCTGAGTCTCTTTAATGCTGGAAATAAGTTCTAACTGGCGCTCAACGAACATGGATGAGATTGAGCCTTCACGATGCAGAGCTTCAACAATATGCCCCTCAAACGTTCCTGCATCATCCTGAAGAAGTTCTACAGCATCAGGAAGGAGATCAGTTGTGATTTCCTGCATACCGTATTTAACAAGAACGGCTAAGCGCTGATTCGCAGGAAGCTTCAAGAACTCGATAAGGCTAGTTTCCTTTGCCGCAGGAATAACAACCGGATGGCATAACTCACTATTCCACTCAGTTTCATAAAGAAACTCTTCGCTCCAGCAGCCGCGAGAAGGGCGAGGGATGCCGATATCATCCTGATAAATGAACATTTCATATTGTTCATCATCAGCTTCAGGATATTGGACAACAAAATCCATTGTTGCTTTTGCGCGAGCCTGGCGAATATTCGCAGATTCAAAGCAATAGGCAATTTTTTTAGCGCCGCTTTCTTGCACTAATTCCTCAGAAGGGAACCAACAGGCGGTAAAAATCAGATTAGACATTTTTCTCTCCATTTTTTAATGATTCATAAGTTGAAATTAATTTTTTCCAGACATGTTCTGGTAAAACATTATTCAGATTTTGCTCATCACAGAGCTTTAGCTGACCGATGATTAATATTGTTAATTCTTCAACGGTTAAAATATTTGTAGCCGTCAAATGTTGAATGAGTTCAGCCAGGTTTTTTTCTGAAGTTGATAAGTGAACTTTTCCGCCATTCTCTACAGATAGGCTCTTAAACTTTATTTTTATATCCACCAGCATTGTTCTCACCTCTCATTTATCAGGATGGATTAAAGAAACGATCCTGATAAATGCCCCCGATGCAGGGGCATTGATGAAATCAGTGCAAAGAGGCATTCGTGTTTTGTTTGTGTGCCTGATATGTACCGTGAATAGATTCAGCGCGTGCAATGTCAGCATAGAGCTTGCTGATATCTTCAATTGCACAATGAGAGCAATGATATTCCTCAAGAACATAACCGCCATCCAGAATTACTGTTACAGGGCCGTGTTCAGTGCAATGAATCACACCACGGATTGTATCGTTGCAGTTGAATGTTGCGATTTCCTTATTGACTGCTACGAGATTAAATTCAACTAAAAGAATATTTGCAAACATGATATTTCCTTAAATATGCTTATGTTAATCCCTGCCGATTAAAGCAAGAATAAGAGTTTTTAAAAAAATGCCCTTCATGCTGACAGGGCAAAGACTACACACAGCATTTTCTACATGGATGAAAAAAGGGTATTACTTAATAAATATCGGGATTACCTTTTTGTGCCAGGGTATAACAAAGACGCCTGACTAAAACCCAAAACAATGAAAGATGTATTGCTTGTTGCTTTGCCGGTACTCGTGCGAAATCAACCATATAATTTTTACCTATTTTAATGATAATATTAAGATGCGTGACTTTGTTCGAGTTTGTAGCAAATGAAATTTAATGATCCAGATTTTCCTGTTTCATTTTGGAATTTAACATATTCACTATTCGCTTTATCCTTAAAGCCTTCAGCCATAGGAGCTAATAAGGTATACATAATTTCAGCAAAATCACGGCGTTGATTTTCATCAAAAGTGATGTACTGCATGAACATATTCTTGCAGGAATTGAAAAAATGGATGATTTCCTGATGAATGATCATCAGAATTTCTTCTTCAGATTCATTTCCAATAATGCGAGCTTTCACATTCTTTGTGATAGAGGGTGCAAGCTTTCTGAACTGCTCAAGAATATTTTCCATTTCAATCTCCTTTTGTTGCCCTTATCGCCAGGCCGCGGAACGTTAACCTATTGCGCCGAATCACTAAATTTCACAACTGCCTTCATGTTCTTACGCCTCAGGCTGGCTACTTATCATCTAAGAAGCTGCAAAGTAACTCGTGGTCTTGCTTTGCCTGGTTGCTTCGTCGATGCGTTGTTGTGCTTCGATGGAATGAATTAAGCCACAGACTTAAGCGGCGGTCAAGCTTCTGGCTTCAAAAGATTTAAGCCTAAGACTTAGTGATTGATTGGAAAGGAAAAAAATTAATGGGATTGGTGATGGGAATTGCAAATTTTAGGCATAAAAAAACCGACAAATTGTCGGCTTATAGTTTGTTTATAAAGGATTTTTTCTATGATTCGTCTTTTAAACGCATCCGTTTATATTGCTCTATGAAGTCATCAATCTCTTTCAGGCGAACATTCATCATAGTTATGAATTTGTCCTGATCATCGGGAGGAAGTTGGTTAAATGCTTTGATTAGTTTTTGTTGTTTATCGTTTAGCCCATTGCCCTGATCAACATCTTCACCTAACAGCCAGGTAACAGACACTCCCGCAGCCTCAGCGACTTTGATAGCTGAAGACTTGCTTATAACACCTTTTTTAAACCATCCATTTACTGATTGAGGGGTGATGTTAGCCCATCGCGCCATATCTGATTTAGTAATGCCGCGATTAGTCAGCTCGGTGAGTCGCTCAACTAAAATTGAGTTTTTAAGGTCGTTTTTTTCTTTCATATCAGAATAGTAAACCAAAGAGTTAAAGGAGCAAATAAGGTCACTACTTGACTTAAAATTAAGTCTGTGGCTTAATCTGTCTCACGCTGTTTTGGAGACAAAAATGAACGGTTTAGAAAAAGCAATCAAAGAAGCTGGTAATGCATCAATCTTGGCATCACTACTAGGCATTAAACCAATGTCAGTAAGCCGCTGGAAAAATCGTTATAAAGGGATTATTCCTGCTGATCGTGTACTTCAGGTTTACAAAGTTACTGGAGTGACTCCGCATGAATTGCGCCCCGATTTATATCCAAATCGTAATGACGGTATTCCGCCAGATCGTAACTATATATAGTTTTTATATGGAGATATGAACTATGAAAATCATTCCTACAATTGAAGATGTTGCTAATGAGATCGAAGCATGGGCAATTGTTGATAGCTGGAAAGTTGTAGGTATTAAAATTTCTGAAAAATACCATGAATTATTAACAGGTGATTTATTGCCTTCCCCTGATGATGAAATCGGGATCAGAAATGCCTCACAACGCATCCGCAGAATTTTTCGCGGGCGCGGGCAGCAATATAAAAAAATGGCTCAGCAATTGATCCCTGTGGTTTTGGCAGCTATGCCAAAAATGCGCAGCTTAAAGTTAACTGAACCTGATTCATTGAATCTGTTAACTGCAAAAGCAATTGACGATATTAGCAGTGCTTTATCTGCTTTGATGATTCGTTGCCCTGGGGTTACTGAAAAAATGAATAGGGCAATGCATAGCCTTCAGACATTGATTCCAATTGCAGAAATGATCTCGCAGTAACGCCGATGTAACGCTATGAGCGTTTCACATTGGCAAAAAATGTAACGCACTAAACGTTACACAATGAATATGAGGTTTAAGCGATGGCATCCAATTGGATAAAAATTGAGGTTATTACACCTGACAAGCCGGAGATATATGAATTATCTGAGCTTCTCTCGTTAGATCCTGATGCCGTTTTGGGTAAGTTGATTCGTATTTGGGCGTGGGCTGACCAACAGACAATTGATGGTAACGCAAAAAGTAACGCTACTAGCGTTACAAAAATTGCGATTGATCGTATGGCGTTCATGCCTGGTTTCGCTGATGCAATGTTAAAAGTTGGTTGGCTTAAATTTGAAAGCACGGTTTTAGTTTTTCCAAATTTCGAGCGTCACAATGGAGAATCCTCTAAAAAACGGGCACTTACAAATCGTAGGGTGGCGAAACACCGCACCGAGAAACAAGAAAGTAACGCAGATAGCGTTACAGGTAGCGTTTCAAATCGCGATCAAAAAGAGTTACCAGAGGAAGAGGAAGAGGAAGAAGAAGATAAAGATCTAAAACCCCCCTTAAATCCCCCCAAGGGGAAAAAGGTTTCAGAAAAGTTTGATCCGCTATCGGTTGAATTGCCTGGTTGGTTATCTGCTGAGCTTTGGGCGGAATGGGTTGGGTTCAGGAAAGAACTCAAAAAACCAATAAAAACTTTGAGGGGAGTAACGGCATCGATTAAGAGCCTGGATGAATACCGTGCTCAAGGTCACTCACCTGAGAGCGTAATCAATCACTGCATTGCTAACGAGTATCAGGGGTTATATGCGCCGCAAAAGGCCGCTCAACTGAAACGGGATATCAATCAGCTACCAGGGCCCGATAAGCAGATCCCGGCAGGATTCAGGGGAGCAAGGCAGGAGAGGGATATAAATCAAATTTCCGAACCTGATTCAACGATCCCCCCTGGTTTTCGCGGGTGATTTTTGAAAATCGCTCTCAGAGACGCGCTGGTGGATTTATTAGCCCCTGATTATGTCAGGGCATCACAAAGGCCTGTAACGCCGCGCAGAGCGGCAAACAGGGCGGCAGGATTTGATTTCTGCTTTGGCTTGCTGACCTAAAAAGCCAAGTACAGCACAGAAAATCAGTATTTTCATAGAAAACGGAGAATTTATGAGCATCGGCAAATCTAAAACGGTCATGGCGTTTTTAGCTGAGAAAAAGTCTGGTTGCACCCTATCGGAGATTGCGGCAGTTCTCGAAGTCACTAATCATTCAGCTCATGATGTTGTGGCTGGCATGGTTAAAATCGGTTCGATACTCCGTACCGGTGAACGGGGCAATTATGTTTATAAAATCAATACGGCTTATAAAACTCCTGAGCATATCTACAAAGATCGTGTAGCTGCTCTTCATGATGCTTTGAAAGAGCACAAGCGATTAACCCGCCCTGAAATTTGTTTTTTATTACAGATTTCAGAAGGGGCTATTCGTGGCTTCCTGAAAACTGCCCTCAAAAAGGGTGATTTATATCGCCCAGGCAAGCAGGGCTATTTCCTGAATGAAATTGATTTTCATGAATATGATGAAAATCTTGTATCTGAACGACTGAAACGTAAGTCATTGCAGGAAAAAATGTGGAGGGATAACCGGAGAGAAAAGCGTAACAGCAGTAAAAATAATCTTCCTTCAGTAAACACTATTTTTGATGAGTGTCGAAAATACTGGTCTGGTTATCAGATTCATAAAATTTTCGGCAGCGGCGCAAGAGCATAAGAGGCAATTATGAAAAAACCCCAGGAATTAACGACTGAACAAATTGAAATTGCTGCTGGTGATGTTTTCGCCGCTGCATTCCGTTTTACTGGCCTACAGGTTCAGGCATTGGCGATTGAATGTTTAGAGCATCGCAAAAATCGTCATAACTACACTCTGGCCGCTGCGGAATGGTTAGCCTTACGCAAGCTGGCTTATCACATCGCTACTGAAGCCGATGATCTGTTTTGTGGTTCAACTGGCATCAGCGGAAGTTACGCAAGCCAGATTACAGAACTTCAGGCTCCGGCTGTAGAGTCATTTAAACGTCAATTCATGGCTGAAGGCATCGAGCTATTCGCTAAAGTGATGCATACAGATATTAGCGGTGATGATGCCCGTGAATTTGCGAAGCGATTACGTGAGAATTCTTTGTGAGTGTGCGCACTTCATCACGCCGCATTTACATGCGCAAAACTGCTTTTGATATGCGCGAACAGGGGAAATCACTAAAGCAAATTGCTGATTTCCTCGAAATCAAAAAAGAACAGGTTTCTACTCTTTTAAAAGAGTATGAGCGATGCAAGAAGGATGTTTGAAATGTCGAAAAAGAAAAAATTAGGTTTAGATGATCTCTATAAACTTAAAGAAGCCTATCGCCATTTTGGATCAATGCATGATTTTGTACTGGTAATAGATGAACTTATTTCAGTTCGTGAGGCTCAATTAAACAAAAATGATGCTTTTCCTGAAATAACCCTTCCTGAAGGATGGAAGCTTGTTCCTGAACAAATGTATTTAGACGCTGATGATATCGAATCAATCTGCGACAGATGCGGGAATGGCGATGAGCAATACGGGGAATTCACAGACTGCATTTTGTGGGTTGGAGAATTGAGCAATGACGGCGTTATGAAATACGGCCTGAATGTAGCGTGTGCTGATTATCCTGATGAGGGTTCGATTACGGTATGCGAGTTTGATCCGCCAATTATTAAAGGGGATGCCCCGCAAGGGGCTTAAACAGAATGGCTATATCAAGCGGGTACACGTTAGATGCCTATTGTGAGTGTGACAAATGTCGCGGAGTAGGCTCAACGATGCTTTACACCGATCCTGAAATGGCGAGTGCGGCTGGTGAGACTTACGCAGAGTGTGCCGCCGAGCTGCGTTTTCATGGTTGGTACTTATCACGTGATCGCCGCCACGCGCTCGCGCCAGGACACACGAAACCTAAAAAATGGGAAAGTGATTAAATGACAATTAACAAGCTAACAGATCAACAAATTCCGATTCTTGAAAACAGCTTAAAGAGTGCTATCGCTTTTTATCGTCAACGCGATGAAGAAGCCGCAAAAAATATGGTCAATTTGCTGGTAATGGCTGATTCAGCACGCAAAGAACTTCAGGAATACCGGAAAGCAGATGTTGAGCCGATTTATCAGTGCCAATTTTGCCACCATGATGATGCTGGTGAACTTCAATGGCATTGGGAAGACGTAAACAAGGATTTTTTCGATCAGTATGATTCTGAACGGCGCGGAGATCGCCGAGTTTTATATGCTATTCCGCAGCCGCTGAATGATGCTCGCTTGGATGAAGTGCGAGCCAGCGCAATTACCGATGCTTTGGATAAATCCTCAGATTATCTCGATACCGATTGCGTCATGGATCGCCTCGGCATCAGTTATGAAAATGCTGAATTGCGTTCTGCGGGTGCAATTGAATTTCATGATGCAATGGTTTCAGTAGCAAACCAACATCGTAAAGGGGCCGCCCAATGAGCAACATCGACAAACAGGAGCTGCGTGTGCCTGAACGCGAAAAACATGACTGGAGTCAGGCAGTAATGCGTGACTGTGACTTCTGCCAGCAGTGGTCTCTTACTGTTAAGCGCTCTGACGGCGAGTGCATATGCGCCAGCTGCTGCGACTCCGAATATACATCAGCCCTGTCCTGCGCACTTGTGGAGGCAATAGCGCGAGCTGAGGCAGCAGAAAAGCGGATTTCTGAACCTATGGCCTGGCTATGGATTAATGAAAGATCTGATAAAAAACACGTATCGCTCGTTAATCCTGAAACGGTAGCTGATACTCAGGATGCCTTAGCATGTGGATGGCGCTATCAGCCGCTTGTAGCTGTAATAGGTAAAGGAGCCGCCCAATGAGCAACATCGACAAACAGGCGCTGCGTACGGAAGCAGAAAACGCAACGCCGGGAGAGTGGTGTACTGATGACTACCATGGGGTAATTGCCGATGCCGGTCTGAACGCCAATTACTACATTGCATCATGCTCAGGACCAGATAATCGATCCAATAAGCGCTTCATCGCCGCAGCCAACCCCGCCACCGTGCTGGCGCTGCTGGATGAGCTGGAAGCTAAAAATAGGAGCTGGGCCGCGCAGGATGACCATATCAACCAGCAGGCTGACCGAATTGAATCGCTGGAGAAGAAGAACGGCGATCTGGGTAGGGCGCTGGGGGCAGCGGAGAAGCGGATTGCTGAGCTTGAGGCGCGGGAGGTAAGACTACCGCCAACAATCTGGTACGAGCATGACGATTTATCTCGTGATATTCCCGTTCTTTCTAAGCGTCTGGTCAAAAAGGCTCTGTGCGATGCTGGCGTGAAGGTCGCCGCAGCAGGTAAAGGAGAGTGAGAATGGTTAAGTTGACCAAAAAAGAACAGGCGTGGATCGATGAATTGCAAGAAGTCCTCGACCGTTGCCCATCACCGAAAAAAATCGGGTTTTACACCATCGGCGATCCGAATATTCACCTATATGACCTACGCAAACTCAAAGAAGTTGAAGGGGCGCTGGACAGAGGCAGAGCGTCCGACTGGTATCCGGCGTGCCGTGTAGCAGGTGCGCACATTGAAGGGACGATAGATTTCCCATCGCCAGTTGAAAGCGTAGCAGGATGAGGGTTAACCCATGAACACAATTACCAGAGAATTCACCAAAGAGCAGTTAATCGCCCGCATTAACCAGGTAACTGCAATCAATAAATTCCGCATCAAAAGAGATCCGGACGCTGATGGATTGGCGATGGATAATGAGCTGCTTGCTATCGCGCTGGCATCGCTCGAAGCAGAGCCAAAGAAAGAGCCTGAATTGAAAATGGCGCATCTGATAAAGAAATTCTATGAGCGCTATCCGCTAGCAGAATTCAAAAGCGATACAGAGCGCAGCGAGGCGCTTGGCTACTTCATGGCTGGTGCTGAGTTGCAATGTTTTGGTGAATTTATCAATTACGCCGAACTGATGGGAGATGAGTAATGGAGTTCACCAAAGAGCAGTTAATGGAACTAATTTCAGAGGCTGGGGAATGGGCTGAAATATACGAACATCCGATTCACGATAAGCCTCAAAGGGATTTCTTCGAAGGCATGGCGCGTGCAATGACCGCTTACCTCGCGGTATTAACCTCATCGCCAGCGCCGGTAGTTCCGGATGGTTACATACTGGTTCCGATTGAGCCGACAGAAGATATGATCGTTGAAGGTTTCGAGTCTGAGCCTGATGAGAGCTTTAGCGATGAGAAGGAGTGGGAAGCATATGAAGCCATGAGTGGGTGCCAGCAGGCTGCGCACCGGGCTAAGTTATGCTGGGCGGCGATGATAGCAGCAGCACCGCAGCAGGAGGGTGAATGATGCCGATTTATAATCGAGGACTTCGTGAATGCGAAGATGAGCCTGTGAGGGGGCCGGAAGTTGAATTGTTCAAGGTTACGCATATTGACTTGGACAATGTGGTTTCTGGTCTCGATGGCGGGGTGTCTTTCGTAACTCCCACAAATGAGGGATTTCTCTACCTGAAAGGCATCAACGATGTGGTGAAGGCATATAGTGCCGGGGAGTTGTACGTGGTTGAGGGTAACTACCGATGCCTAACCCATTTGACGCATAACAAACCCGCTTAATTGCGGGTTTCATGTATATTTTCGTGAACATTTCTCTGTGAGCTAATTAGTAAAAACCTTGCTCCATAGGGGGTTTGGGTACTGGTTCAAAAGGATAGATAATCCAGAATTCCCCCGTCTTTTTTCTGATGCAGATAGTATCCCTGGTTGATGTTTCTAGCCATTCTGCCAGCCCTTCGATAGTGATTGTTGCCAGCGGCCTTTCAAAATAGCAATTCTTTTCAATTTTCTCGGGGATGAATTCAGCAACATTAAAGGCACTTTTTCCTCTTGATGGTTCAATGATACTGATAATCAGGATGATGATTGCTGCTACTGCCAAAACTCCGGCAGCAAATAAGGAGCCAATAAACGCCTTCGCTCCGTCTGTGATTTTTCTTGTCATGGTTCCCTCCTGTAAGCGCATAGCCTGGCAGAGATACCCACACATTTAAAATTGGTATGATAGATCAATCTTTCAGTATCGATCGGTGAAAACGATCAATCGGTGAGTTAACAATGATGAAAAATAGAAATTATTAAGAAATCCTTAACACTGTATTAATATTGAGGGACTTGTAGAAATAGGTTTCTGCAATAGGAATTATCTATTTAAAATCAATGTCGTTTCGATAGTCTAATTTGAGATAAAGACAAGATTTCTAATGTGATTTTTCTTAATTTTGGATCTAGATCCATTCTTTAAAATATATCTCATATGCATCTTGTCTGACCACGTTGTTAATGTAATGTTAAACCCGCATTAAGATTGGTGAAATGTCAACTTCTTGAGGTCTAAATGAACTCTTCAATAGTGATTGATGATGTTTTGCTTACCGCTCCGGCGGTTGGGCTGATTTTGCTTGATTGCGAAAGGAAGCTTATTGTCGCAACTCTTCCCAGGCTTCCAGATTCAAGCCGTGCGATGCTTCACCGCACAGGTAATACTTATGTGGTAATTCCAATTGCCACCAATGAGATATTGGCAACGGTTGATACAATGAAAGAAATAATTCGTCGTGCAGGATAGAATCTGTAAACTGATTTGCTATAATCACCCTGTCAGCCTGAACAACTGACACCTATTGCGCCACAGGGAGAAACCTTATGGCGCTGCTGCAACTTATCAAAACACCTTCTTTGACTCTGGCTCCAGCTAATGATGAAGCCAGGGATTTTTTGCAACGTATAAAACCTGGTGTCTGGCTCAACTGCGACATCAAGCAAGCAAGAAATTATCTTTTTCACAAAAAATTCTTTTCTCTTCTCAAGCTTGGCTTTGACTACTGGACTCCTGCTGGTGGCGCGGTAACTGAAGCTGAGAAATCACTTTTAAGCAGTTTCATTCGCTTTCAGATCTCAATGGTCGGGCACGATGAAACGCTGCGTGAAATGGAACGCGTTTTTGTAGAAAAGACCGCATCACGCCGAGTCAGTGAATCAGCTATCTACAAATCATTTGAGGCCTTCCGTAAGTGGGCCACAGTAGAAGCGGGCTTTTACGATGAGTTTGTATTCCCTGATAACACAAAGCGCCGTGAAGCTCGTTCTATCTCGTTTGCCAGCATGAAAGAGGATGAATTCAACGAGCTTTACAAATCAGTTTTGAATGTCCTCTGGAATCACATCTTATTCACAAAATTTATCTCACCTGCTGAAGCTGAAAATGCTGCTGCCCAACTTTGGGATTATGCAGCATGAAAAAAAGTGATCGTGAATACCTGGGGCGCATGGTCGAGCTAGGTTGCGTGGTTTGTCGAAATTTGGGGTATGGGGCAAGCCCTGCTGAAGTTCATCATTTGCGAAACGGAGTAGGGGCGGGGCAACGCTCTGATCATCGTCGTTCATTGCCGCTTTGCCCTCTGCATCATCGTAACGGTGGTTATGGTATTGCTATTCATGCAGGGCGTAAGGCATGGGAAAAGAAATACGGATCTGAAGAGGAATTACTGAAACAAATTCATGAAGAATTAGGGGAGTTTTCAGCATGACTTCCGATGAAGCAAAAAGCACATGGAAAAAATTACGCCTGTTTCATTTCCCAGGCTCAATTTTAATTGATTACAGAATTTTGAAGAATCGCTTAAAAAATAAACGAGGGTTTAAAAATGATTTATCCAAATGAGATCGGCAGCGTCAAGGAAGAATTACGTTTAAAAACTCTTGAAAGCGTATGGATTCAGGGGAAGCTGAAGATGTGGGGCCGCTGGTCATATATCGGGGAAGGAAAAAGCGGCAACATGTTTAATCAGCTTCTATCTTCTAAACAGATCACAAAAACAGCTATTCAGGAAATTTTAAAAAAATTACAAAAATCTGGAATAGATCAGGATGAGTTAAAAAATTATTTCGCCATGTTACTAACAAGCAAACTTAAGTCAGGGTTATCATTCTGCTCTGATACTGAAGCACTGATGATTGATAAAGTAATTGGCGAACAGTTAGCGGAACATAAAGCATTGATTTCATTGCTTCATAAGCATTATGACGGGAAGGGGCGCTCTATAAGGAAACTTGCTGAAGAAATGTGTGAGCATCATCCTGATCTATCTTTCATGACTTGCCGCCGCCGCATATCTACCTGGTTATCATTTGCCGAAACCATTCTATATCCTGCGATGTACGATATATTCCGTGCAAATTCTACGTTTCCGGCCTTGCGAAATGAGCCAGGATTAGCTTAAATTCTGTTATCCTTCGCGAAGCTTTACCCATGCGATACAATACTATCTGGCCCGATGATTTTCGGGCTTTTTTCCGCCAATAGCTCAGCAGGATAGAGCATCAGCCTTCTAAGCTGTAGGTGCGGGGTTCGAGTCCTCGTTGGCGGACCAACTCAATATAACGGCGCATTGCCAATCCTATTAATCACGGGCGGTGGTTTGTGGATAGTGTGCCGTTTTATTCAGTTGGGGTTATAAACCTCATCATCATCATCTGGCGGTGGCCTGGATGGTATAGGCGGTAAATACGTCATGGTTTGTTCTCCTTTTGGGATGTCTCGCCAGGGATATCGAATTCACCGGAGACATCAACAAATTCACTCTGAGCGCGGCGCTCTTGTTCTTCTTGTGACATGTTCACAGGTTTTGAGGCGTTATCGCGCATATACGGAATGATGTGATTTGTAACCACATCTTTTCCTGCATTGAACAACATGCGCCCCAGAGGGGATTGAATAAATTTAACTATGCTATCGAATTCACTCACAGCAATTGCCTCGCAAGCGGATCATCAATCATTCGCACAAATGATAGGCGCGGTTTTCCGCTGATTTGTAATCCTGCTCCATAGCGATCAGCAAGCACCGGAAAAACGTTATAGGCATTAATGGCGTATTGCCTATCTGTTCGCAGACGTTCGAACATAGTATTCATGGTTTGCTTCATCGCTTTCGGTATTGCCAGCCCCTGAATGCTTCCAGACATTTGCTCCCAAAGGGCTTTGATAAATACCATTGCTCGTTGTGCTCGCTGCATTCGTAAGCTGGTATTCGGTTTTGTTTCACGCAATATCTTCCGCATTTCAATAACGCCTGGGTTTTCTTCCCACGGCTTAAAATGAAGCGGATCACCACGACGCGCGGCGAGTTCTAATGTCTGCTGAGGGTTCATTATGCCTCCGCTTTTTTAAGGTTCTGCTTTGCGCCCTTAATGATTCTTGCAGCGTCCGTTTCCTGTTCTGCTTTTACTTCAGGGGGTAAAACTTCCTGTTTCTGAACCTGGGCGGGATCAGATAACGAAGCAACATTTTCAACATCAGGCAAAATAACTTTTTCACGGGAACGCTCAATCAGTAGTTTGATCACATCAGGCCATGACGCTACCGGATTTGAGCCGTCAAGTTGCTTACGGAGCATTTTAAAAATCTGCACGTCAGCCGGATTTGAATACCCGTTATCTCTCTGCAATTGCAGCCGTAAAGAATCCAGGTAACGATCATCATTCAGCATGTGAAGCAATTCCTGCCCATCAAGAGAAAGCAGGGTGTATTGTTCGGCAAGCCTGGCTATTAAGCGCGGCTCCAGCGATTGAATAATCCGCATATGATAAGCATCTTCCTCGCTCATCTGGTCAGTGACCATCAGACCTTTGCGGGGGCCGACTTCATAATAAGTAATGCTGTTATTATCCTGAACGTAATTTAAGGCGCGTTTCAGGCCTTCAATTGTTAATGCCGTCATATTGTGATGCTCCGAAAAGATGTTGAAATGGAAGTTGAGACAAACAATCGAATCGAGGAAAACCAGGGGCCGAAGCCCCAGGTTAATTAGATTTGCACCCATGTTTCGCCAATCCACTTCAGGACGATATAACTACCTGCGGTGGTTAGCGCACTTGGTGAAACGTTGCTCGCGCCTGTTACGGTCAACAGGGTAATGCCGAACGCTGTTTCAACAACGATAAAGCCGGTGTCGCATTTTTGCAGTGGCTGCAATACCAGGTTATAGGTTGCCAGCAGTGCCGCATTGTTCAGGATCTGAATAACGGTTCTTTCTGGGAAAGCACCCACAACGGTTGTACCGCCAGCCACAGCCACTACTGGCGCTTGAACGACTGGCGGTTTAGCCTTTGGGCAGCAATGATGTCCGCGAAATTCATCACGATCATCATCACAATGGCCGTGGCGCTCACGGCGTTCACGATGTTCACCGCGACCTTCTTCGATGAAATGGTCTTTGCGGTTGTGATCGTTGCGGTTGTGGTTATCTACGACGTTATCGTTATTGTAACGTTCGTCATAATCACCACGCCCGCCGTGGCTGGCAAAGCTGCCGTGAGCGCCGCCGCCATGCCCATGACCATGACCGCGGCCATGTTCATTAAATTCATGCGGCGAGAAATCATCGTTGTTATCGCGCTGATGCGAATTATGGTTGACTACAATAGCCATTTCAGCCCCCGTTAAATTACAGAGTGATCAACAGCGAAAGTAGCGGTTTCGGAAAGCTGAGAACCGTTAATTACGCCGCCGTGATGCCCACGATGCCCGCCGCAGTGAGCTGGTGGAGCGGTGCAAAGACGTTGAGTATGTTCGCCATAAGGCGTGCCCCAACGCAGAGCCATTTCTTGCTCGTGGCACTGGCGATCGTAGATTTTTTCTTCTTTCGCCAAAATAACGCCTTCCATCGCTTGCATGTCGTTCAGTTGTTTACGGGTATAACCCAGGTCATAACCGAGTTTATCCATGCAGCGGAGTCCTTCATGATGCTTGTCAGACAGGCGCTCGTGATGTTCTTCATTGCGGCGACCAATGCCCCAAATCCAGGCGATGATCACGATAAACGCGATAAAGCCGAGAATTCCCCAGCCAACGCCAACAGCGCCCATACCTGGACCATAACCATATCCGGGATAGCCGCCAGGATGACCATAGTTATGATCGTGGTCGTGTTGTTCTACAACAACGCCGCCGCCGTGCTTGTCATGCTTATAGTCATGATCCATTGTTGGTTCCTCTTCTGTAAGTGCCATTTTAATTGCCCTCTATTAGATGGCGAGGCCATCCAATCAATTCTGGCATTTCGGGATAACGTAGCAATACGGTAAATTAAATGTTATGCATATGAATAACTTTGTAATGCGCCGTCCTTGTCGCTCTTGTGGTTCACTGCTGTACTTATGCCCAGAGTGCGGAAAATGGTTTCCGCCTAAAAAGGTAAATCAGGTTATTTGCAGCGATGCTTGTCGCATGCGAAAATCGAGGGCAAAGAAGATGGTGGCTGACAAAAGCGGAAAAAAATATCACGTCTTAGGTGAATTTAATGATGCAGGGAAAGTGTTTGTAGCTGTTAAGTGGTATGACAGAAGCGCGCACAAATGGGTGCATGAACTAAAACCAAAAGAAGAGCTAATTTAAATTTTGAGGGTCGCAGATGCGGCCCTTTTTTTATGCCCGTAAATAACATGCGAGCAAAACAAAGGATTTTTTATGAAAGACAATCCAGAAATTTTCAGCCTGTTATTACAGGGCATTTCGCCGCGCCTGGCTGCAATCCTATTAGCTGTTTCAGTTCGATACGGAATGCTGATTTATGACGGTGAAACCAGAAAGCATAAATGGATCGAGGGCGTTATTTGCGGGCTTCTGGTTGGGGCGACTTATAACCTTGTTGCTCTTATTCCTTACCTTCCTGAAGGTGCGCATGAAGTCGTGGGAACTGCCTTAGGCGGTTTTGTAGGTTTTTTTGGCGTCGAGAAACTTCGTGATATTGCAATTCGTGAATATGACCGCCGCTTTGGGAAAAGATAAACAGGAGAATCACAATGCATGATCCGCACTGGATTACTGAAGGGAAAAAATATATCGGTGAAATGGAGATTAAGGGGCCGCGCCATAACCCGCTAATTGTGCAATGGTGGAAAGATATTAAGCGGGGCGGCATTAAGGATGATGAAACGCCGTGGTGTGCTGCTTATGTCGGCGCAATGCTGGAGCGTGTAGGGGTTCGCTCTACGCGCTTTGAGGGGGCGAGTTCTTACATTAACTGGGGTGTTCCATTAAATGAGCCTGTTTACGGCTGTATCGTCGTTTTCACGCGGCAGGGCGGCGGGCATGTTGGTTTCGTTGTAGGTAAAACAGAAGGCGGAAATCTTCTGGTGTTAGGTGGCAATCAGAGTGATGCCGTGAACATCAAGGCCTTTGCTCTGGATCGCGTCTCCGGCTATCGCTGGCCCGTCAATGAACCGCTTTCACAGAAGCCAATGCCTATCGGAAATGCGGCCTTATCGGTCAATGAATCGTGAATATTAAAAACATCCTCCTGCTTGCGCTGGTGGCGGGAGGGATTTGGGGTTACGGGCAATATAAACACGATCAAGGTTATGGGCGTGCAGATAATGCCTGGCAATCAGCATGGGATCGGCGTGATGCGGCTGATGAACGAGCTGCAAGAATGGAGAGTGAAAAGCGCCGCACCCAGGAAAACCAATACCAGCAGGAAAAGGAGAAAATAGCTCGTGATAGTGAAAATCTACTTAACGCTGCGAATCATAGCGCTGCTGATGCTCGCGCTGTTTCTGATCGCCTGCACGCCGAAATCGGAAAGCTTGAAATCAGGCTCAATGCCAAGCGTGAAACAGATAAATTATCCGGCTCTGTTAGAGAGCAGTCAGCAAGAATTAATACCGGAATGGTGTGCTCCGAATTGTTCCGACGCATTGATGAGCGAGCGGGAAAGCTTGCTGAATATGCTGATAGAGCAAGAATCAGGGGACAATCCTGTGAACGTCAATACAACTCAGTAATCGGAAATTAATAATGCTGATTCTGTTTATCCTCCTGGCTATATGGCTCGATAGTCGCGGGGGTGAGGGCTGGCCCGATGTTAGCCCATCATTTTCTCTGCTGGTGCTCCTGAGTGAGCATTCGGCGCATAGCAAGGGGCTATGTTGAGAAAAGAGCCGTGAGCATTACAGGAGGTTTTCACTGAAAGCCTCCGATAATGTAAAAATGCAAAAAAAAAGCCCCAGGAATGAACGAACCGGGGCGCGGATAAAACATCCAAAAAGATGAGACATAAAAAGCCAGGAAACGGAGTTAGAGAAAAAAACCTGGCTATTGGGCAAAAGAAGGCTAACACGATTTTTTAAATTGATAGGTTTCCGGCCTTTTGTTTGATTAAAAATTATGCGGAATCAATAACTTTCAGGATTTTTTTGTGAAAAGTCGATTATTCCCATAACAGATATCATCTATTTTTTCGGCGTAATTATCATCACTTTCTCACCAGGGAAAACTGAAGATCTCCTGATCATCTGCCATTTCTATTTCTTTTTTACGGAATTTTATTTCTTAAAAATCACAGGTGGCAGAATTTTCTTTATGCCGCCCCAGCTGGCCAACACTCACTTTTCAGTGAAATGTTCTGCTGGATGGGGTGATCGTTCCTTACGGGGCTATATGAATAAGCTAAAAATCGTATATCGCCATAAAAAGGATTTATTGCCATACGCAAAAAACGCTCGCACGCATAGCGAAGAGCAGATAAAGCAACTGGCGGCAAGCATTAAGGAGTTTGGTTGGACTAATCCCGTCCTGATTGATGAGAAAGGCGAGCTTATAGCTGGTCATGGTCGCGTACTGGCGGCGGAATTGATGGATGTTGAATCAATCCCTGCAATTGTGCTTTCAGGCCTGAGCGATGAGCAAAAGCGGGCATATCGGATAGCTGACAACAAGCTTCCGCTTAATGCCGGATGGGACGATGAATTACTTCGGTTAGAAATCACTACTTTGCTGGACAGTGATTTTGATGTGTTGCTTACGGGCTTCAGTCAGATAGAGATAGATGATTTATTGACGCTGCCGGATGAGCCTGAAGAGGATGATGATCCGTACACGACGAAAATCGACACCCCGATTTATGAGCCTTCAGGAGTTAAGCCGGTAATCACTGAGCTGTACGATGCCGGAAAAACTCAGGAGTTAATAACCCGCATTCGTGGCGCCGAGCTTCCTGATGATATTACTCAATTCCTGATAGCCGCAGCGGAAAGGCATACCGTTTTTAACTTCGGAAAAATTGCTGATTACTATGCTGAGTCGGCCCCTGATATTCAGGCATTGTTTGAAGAATCCGCGCTGGTGATTATCGACTATCGCCAGGCCATAGCTGGTGGATTCGTTCAGCTTACTAAGAGCATGGTAGACATCATGCATGGTGAGGATGAAGAAAATGCGTGATGATTTTTGCGCTTTCATTCTCACGCATGGACGGCCTGAGAAAGTCCAGACATACAGGTTACTCCAGCGCTCCGGTTACACGGGGAAGGTTTACATCGTCATTGATGATGAGGACAAAACCCGTCAGCAGTACATAGAGAAGTTTGGCGACAAGGTTTTAATCTTCTCAAAGGATGAAATTGCCAGCCGGTTCGATGAGGCGGATAACTTCGGAGACAGGCGCTCAATCTTCTATGCTCGCAATGCCTGCTTTGATTTGGCCCGTAAGGTGGGCTGCAAATACTTCATCCAGCTCGATGATGATTATTCTGCGTTGCAATTCCGATTAGATAAAAACCTGAATACGGATTACATGCTAATCAGAAATCTTGATCCCATCCTTGAATCGCTGGTGGCCTATTACGAATCAATCCCTGCGGCTTCCATCGCAATGTCACAAGGCGGTGACTTCCTCGGCGATAGCGGATATGCAGCCTGGATAAAGCGGAAGGCTATGAATAGCTTCATCTGCTCTACAGAGCGCCCCTTTGCATTCTCAGGCCGCATTAACGAGGACGTTAACACCTATACGATGCTCGGTAGACGTGGCGAGTTGTTCATGACAATAGGGGCCGTCCAGTTAAGGCAAAACCAGACGCAGGAAAACACCGGAGGGATGACAGAGCTATACCTTGACTCTGGAACCTACGTTAAAAGTTTCTATACGGTCATACACTCACCGTCATGCGTGAAGATAGCGATGATGGGCTTAACTCATCGCCGGATTCATCACAAGGTAAGTTGGGATAACGCCGCAGTTAAAATCCTGCATGAGAGGCATAGAAAAAACCTGTCAGGGGAAATTGAAAAATGATCCCCTTCCGCAAGGTGGAATCACTAGCCGCTTGCAGGATGAACGAGCAACAGATTGCAGACGTAATCGACATCGACCTAACAGACCTTAAAGCCAATCCTGCGGAGTTATCTAAATTCCGCGAAGCCATACGTAAGGGGCGGGCAAAAGGAGAGGCAGAGATAAGAGCAGCATTATTCAGGAAAGCGAGAACAGGCGACCCGAAAGCCTACAAAGAATTACTGAGACGAGAAAAAGACCAACAGGACAATGACTGATGAAAAAACCGGATTGGGAGGCTATCAGACGTGATTATGAAACTGATGGCGTAACCGCCCGGAAACTTGCGGAAAAATACGGCATTAGTCACACGGCCATAAACAACAAAGCCAGAAAGGAGGGATGGAAACAGCCAGACAAGAAGGTTTCCACGAGTAAGGTTTCCGGTAAGAAAGTTTCCACGAAAAAGGTTTCCACAGGGAGAGTGGAAACAAGGAAAGTGGAAACCAGAAAAGAGCCTGAATCGGATGATGAACGGGAATCAGAAACCGAGCTAGAAGAGTCAACGGAAAGGGATGTTGATTTAGGTTTCGACCCCAAGGAATTCGGGCTTACTGAGCGTCAGGCTCTTTTTGTGTATGGATGCGTGAAAACAAAAAGTCGCATTGGTGGTTATCGTTTTGCAGGTTACAACGACAATAAAAAAACGGCCTACGTTGAAGCAAGTCGTTTGTATCGCAAACCCAATATTTCGAAGGCCATTAAAACGCTGGAGAAAAAAATACGTGATCGCTATACAGCAGAGCTTGATGAAATTGTTGATCAGCTGGTGGCGATTACACGAGCCGACCCGAATTTACTCACTCAGTACCGCCGCGTGAATTGTCGTTTTTGTTGGGGGGAGAAAAATCTCTATCAGTGGCGTGACCATGACGAGATTGATAAAGCCGAGGCTAAAGCATCATCAGGAAAAGGCCCGATACCTGATACGCGGGGCGGCGTAGGGTTTGTTGATAATGCTGATCCTAATCCTGATTGCCCGAAATGCCAGGGAGAAGGGCGCGGTGATATTAAAATTTCTGATACCCGCGATTTAGAAAACGATGAGCAAGTTTTTTATCTCGGCGTGAAGCAGACAAAAAACGGAATAGAAGTTCTTACCGAAAGCAAACAGGCAGCGCGAGCAATGCTTATCAAAATCCTTGCCGACAAACAGGATGAGGATGAAGGAAACATGATGAGCGTTATGCCAGTGCCGACAACTGATAGTGTTGATGAGTGGGAAAAGCACGCTCAGAAACAGCAAGATGAGTCTCTAGGAAAATGAAATTAAACGCTGTTTGGAAACCTCTTCCTGGTTCGCAGTCGCTATCATTAAGTTGTCCCTGCAATGAGATACTTTTTGAAGGCACGCGAGGCCCAGGGAAAACGGCCGCGCAGTTAGCCAGGTTTCGCCGTAATGTTGGCGTTGGTTATGGCTCATTCTGGCGCGGCGTTATTTTTGACGTTGAATATAAAAACCTTGCCGACATCATTACCCAATCAAAGCGCATGTATCGCCTGTTTGGGGATGGGGCGCGTTTCCTGAGTTCAGGATCGGAATTAAAGTGGGTATGGCGCACCGGAGAAGAGTTACTTTTCCGTTTCGGCAGTGAAGAGGATGATTACTGGAATTTTCACGGGCAGGAATTCCCGTTTATCGGTTTCAACGAACTGACCAAGCAGCCATCTTCAGAATTATACGAAATGATGTTTTCTTGCCGCCGCTCATCTTTCCGACCTGAAGATCACCCTGTTTATATTGATGGGGATTATTTTAAAGAAACTGGCCTCGTGCGATTTGTGAAAAAAAACCACAAAAAAGCGCATCCACGATTTTTATCAAAAATCCCTCTGGAAACATTCAGCACTACTAACCCCTTCGGCGTGGGGCATCGGTGGGTAAAAAAGCGATTCATTGATCCGGTTCCTCGCGGGACTGTTTTCCGTGATACGCAGATAGTTTTTAACCCGCAGACAAAGCAGGAAGAGCCGATTACGTTAACGCGTGTCGCCCTGCATGGTTCCTACAAAGAAAATCCTTATCTTGATCCGCAGTATGTTGCCGACCTTATGGCGATTAAAGACCCTAACAGAAAGGCCGCATGGGTATATGGCTCCTGGAACGTCACCAGCGGCGGGCGATTCGATCACTTGTGGGATGAGAAGATCCACGTTATTAAGCCGTTCAGAATACCGGATAGCTGGCATGTAGACCGTTCCCATGACTGGGGCGAGTCTAAACCGTTCTCTAATCTCTGGTGGGCTCAAGCTGATGGAACCGAAGCGATACTTTCTGACGGCCGCAAATTCTGCCCACCAGCCGGATCTCTTGTTCTGATTGCTGAGTGGTACGGGTGTCCTCCTGATGAATTAAATAAAGGCCTGAATATGTCCTCTACCAACGTAGCTAAAGGCGTTGCGTGGATTGATAAGAGGCTGGCAGGTGATGAGGACGAGATCCCCGAAGAAATTTGTGATGATGACGGCGTGGTATTAGGGCAAATGAACCTTAAGCCCGATATCTGCGATGAAGTTAACCCAGGGCCAGCAGACGGCGCGATTTATAACTCTTCTGATCATGAAAAATCTATTGCTGAAAAAATGGAAGATCAGGATGTTGAATGGATACCTGCAAATAAATCACCAGGCTCACGCGCTTCCGGCGCTCAACTTTTTTTGTGACATGTTAGAAGCAGTAGTTGAAGCGCAAAAAAAAGAATCTGGCACACCAGAAAAACCCGCAATTTATGTTTTCGATTATTGCCGAGGCTGGATCAGCCGTATTCCTGGTTTAGTCAGGGATTCGAAAAATCCAGATGATGTTGATACTCAGCAAGAGGATCATGATTGGGATAGCACGCGTTATAGAGTGCTGCACTCACCGAGCGAAAATGTGGGTATGTTGGTTCGCCGCTAACGGAGAATAAAAAAGTGACTGAATCAGAAGTGCAGGTGGCGTTAAATAACCTTACCTCCACTCAGCTAGCCCGTGCCTTTGCTATGGGTGGCATGATGGGGCAAACCAGTAATAGCAAGCGTGGCCGGATATATGATGAATTCGGTTACCCTATCAGCCTGGTATTTGATGATTATTATCGGGCCTATGATCGAAATGCTGTAGCAGGTGCGGCAGTAGACCGCACGACGGATGATTGTTGGGTTGATTATCCTGAAGTATTTGAAGGGGGCAAAAAGGAAGACAAAGAAGGCCTCTCTTCATGGGATGAAACGGCTGCAAAAGTTTTAAATGAGTGCTGGCCTCAACTGGTAGAGACAGACCGGAGAAACAACGTAGGGCGTTATGCTGGCGTGTTATTGCAGGTTAGAGATGGGTTGACCTGGGAAAAGCCTATCGACACGGCAAAGATAAAATCCATGAAAGAGAAAGGCCTTGTGCGTCTTATTCCGGCGTGGGAGGCTCAATTAGAGGTTGAAGAGTGGGAAACCGATATCACCTCAGATAACTATGCTCAACCTAAGATGTACGTTTATACGAGCTATGAAGTCGGGGATGAGCAGACCAGCGCCCCAGCAATCATTACTTCAGTGCATCCTTCTCGTGTCATAGTCCTGGCTGAAGGCTCTGCTGATGGGCTGTTAACTTCAGGGCGTCCACTTCTCAGAAAGGGATTTAATAAAATTCTGGATGTTGAGAAGGTTTCTGGTGGTTCTGCGGAAGGTTTCCTTAAAAATGCATCGCGCCAGTTAAATTTTAATTTCAGTAAGGATGTGAATTTCAAAAAACTGTCAGCAGCTTTAGGCGTCCCAGAAAATAATCTGGCTGAAGGGCTTAATGAACAGGCCTCTAGATTAAATCGTAGCATTGATTCAGCAGCATTTACGCAAGACGGAGAAGTAAAAGTATTATCCGTTGCAGCAGCAGATCCAGAACCGACCTGGCGCACAGCATTAAGTGAATTCTGCGCCTCAATAAAAATCCCTGTGAAAATTCTTATCGGTCAGTTTACTGGTGAGCGGGCATCAACCGAGGATACGAAAACATGGGCGAGGGTATGTAATTCCCGCCGTCATAATGTCCTCACGCCATTCATCAAAGCCGTAGTAAAGCGATTTATTGATGTGGGGATTCTTCAGCCAGTAGCCAATGATGAGATCACCGTGTCCTGGTCTGATTTGCTGGCACCGAGCACGGAAGAAAAAATTGCTAACATGGAAAAAATGGCTAACGTGGCCGACAAAACCCGCTCGGCATATGGAAGACCGGTTGTGAAGGAAAACGAAATCAGGCTGGTGGGTGAGCTGGAGACGTTGAAAGAATACGACAATGAGCAAGAGCCTCCGAAGCCAGGCGAAAAAAACACAAAAGAAGATCCTTTGACTGATGACAGAGACGATCGGAACACCAATAATTCCCCGCAATAAAAAAGACCCCACACAATCATCACGGCAAGTCAGCAAGTTTTTTCAGGATATCGAAAGCCGGTATCTTGCGATTAAACGCGCTTTGCGGGTAGTGATTGACGAGGCCTTTAAAGGGGCTGAATCAGTAACAAACGAGCGGCGAGAATGGTTTCTATGCCTGAATGAAGATAGCCCATCATCAATCTTTCGCGTCAATGCCGGAGCATTCGTGTATGACATGACAGGGGCGCAACTAGCCGCACTGCTGGAGAGAGTGCAGGGCATTGTTGATGAATATTTATTAGAAGGGGGAAAAGATAATCACTGGTCACTAAATTATATTACTGATGAGTTTGAACGCGGCACGCAATTAGCATTTACGAACTTTTCCGTTCAATCAGAAAACTATGCTACCAGGACAACGCTTGCGCAATTGCTCTCATCACCTGCTTATCAAAACCAGATAGCCGCGGCTTATATCTCAGCGTATAGCGAATGGACAGGGATTAGTGATAAAGCCCGCGCTGATTTAGCTGGCGTCATTTCTCAATCTATCGGCAGAGGTATTAGCCCAAGAGAGACGGCACGGATAATCAGCCGCCGTCTTGACGTTTCAATGTCTCAGGCTAAAACCATTGCCCAAACTGAGCAGGTAGGCGCACTGAGAGAGGCTCAATGGCTTGAGACAGATTGGGCTGAGCATCGATTAGGCCTTAACACTGCCTTGCTTCATATCTCTGCACTGAAGGCCACAACGCGCCGTGAACATGCGCGATTTCATGCGCGTATACGCACAACGGAAGAAGTCAGGGAATGGTATACGGTCAACGGGAACAGATTTAATTGTTATTGCACACAAATACCCGTGATTCTGGATGAAAACGGGGAACTCGTTAATAAGGGCATGATTGAGCGTTTAATTGCTGAAAGAAAAGACTGGTTTAACGAATTTGCTAATGCCGCGTAAAAAATAAATCACAGAGAGGTAAAAAATGAAACGCACTTGCGTAAATGTGCGCTCAACGATTAATTCTGCTTCGAATATTTCTGAAGAAATCATTGCCGGAAAAAAACATATCATCGTGAAAGGCGTCCGACCTATCATTGACGATATTGTTATGAATGGCGTGCTTTATCCTGGTGATGAAATAGCAAAAGCACAAAACACGTTAGAGCGTGCGCCGATGCCTCTGGATCACCCGATGCTTATGGGGAAAAACGTAAGCGCTCGTGATGCTCAGGCGATCAATGATTTTCACGTTGGGGCATGGCTGCGAAATGTACGCCATGAAAACGGGGAATACATCGGGGATATGGTGATTGATGTCCGTTATGCAGAAGCCAGCGATAACGGGCAGCGTTTTTTATCTCGCATCAATGCTATGCGCGAGGGAGAAAACAAAGAGCCGATTGACGTTTCTACCGGGCTTTTATTCGTGCCCGTGAAGAAGAAAGGATTCTCAAGGGGCAAGCCTTATCACACCGTGGCAACGAATATGCTTTTCGACCACGTAGCGATTTTACTTGATAAGGCTGGCGCGGGACGTCCGAAGGAAGGGGTAGGGATTTTTGTTAACTCCAGTGAAGAAGAAATTGAAGTTAACGAAGCATTTTTACCAGGTGAAGCGGAAGAAGAGATTTTATCAACTCCCGCCTACATGAAATTTTTAAACAAAATGGTGGCGATGTTTAGCGCCGCCAATGAACAGCAAGAAGAGGAAGAAAACCCGATGAAAGAAAAAATCGTTAATGCGCTGAAAAATGCAGGAAAGCCAACTGACGGCCTCACTGATGATCAGTTGTTTACGGCATATAACGCGCTGACTACTGAACAGGCGCAGAAAACCCCACCAGCGAGCACCACGGGCTTTAATCAGGATGAAATGACTACTGCTATTACCGTTGCAGTTAATGCCGCTGTGAAGCCGCTGAATGATCGCCTGAATGCCATTCAGGACAAAGAAAATAATGAAAAGCGCCAGGCTATCAAAACCGCGCTCAATATGAGTGATGAAGAAGTTGCCCCGCTTACTGGCAAAACGCTCGATGCGCTTTATGCCAAAACCCAAACATCTATCGGCCTGAATCCTGCTTTCAACCAGCAGGGCAATGATAAGGACGATATGACCGATTACATCCCTGGCAAAGAGGAAAAATAAAAATGTCTCGTTTTAATCGCATTAATATCGACGGCAGAGCAGAAACTGAAAATCGCCCGATGGGTGAGGATGCTTTGCCTGGTTCTCTGGTTTATATCGGTTCGGGTGATACCTTTTTATTTGCTTCTACGAGTATCCCTGAAGGCATTCAGCTTTATGCTCTCGGCGCTGATACCCTTCAGGGAAAACGCGTTACAGATTATGTAACGGCTGGAAACATTGGTATCGGAAACTATTTCGAAACAGGCCGCTCGTTTGCAATGCGCATTGCTGCCGGAACGACATTGATTAGCGATGCGCCGTTGGCTATTGGCAATAATGGCCTGATTGTTGGGGCATCAGGTGAAGATCGTATCATCGCCTATGCAAAAGAAAATTACACCGTCAGCGATTCTGAAGCTGAGCTGGTTATTGTTCGCGCAGCGTAAAGGAGAAGTAAATGATCGTATTCAATCACGCAGATGGTTTTTTTAATCGTCCGGCATATATGGCGCAATATCGCGCCTTGCAAGAAGAGCGAAAAATCGGCGCGAATGCTCAGACATCTATTAATCAGGCAATGATTAATCAGGGTATGCGCAATACTGAAACCTACGCTAAAAACGAAGCCGGTATTCTCACCCGCGATTTCTGGCGTGAAGTTGACAATGCCATTATCCAGATCCGCGATAATGACCAGGGCCGCGAATTTTTAACAGACCTTCAGGGCATCGGTACGCCGCTCAATCCTGGCAAAACTGCAAAACTCTATACAATGGGATCTGATCTCTCTGATGAGGTCACCATTTCGATGGATGCACAGCCGCCAGTGTATAAAGACCACATCGAAACCGATGTTGACGGCGATCCGGTTCCTGCCTTCACTGCTGGTTTCGGTGTTAACTGGCGTCACTGGACTGGTAACAAGTCCGAAAATATCGATCTGGTAGTAGAGTCACAGGCTCGTAAAATGGTGAAGGTATTTAGCCGAGTAGCCGATTACATGCTTGATGGTTCAGCTCGTGCAAAGGCGGGAAGCTATGAAGGACAGGGTATTCGTAACCACCGCCACACGAAAAAAATCGACCTGGGCGCCAATGGTGCAAATATCGATCTGACCGCTGCCACCAATGACGAAATTTTGGCATTCTTCAATCAGCATTTTGCTAAGCACCTGGACGATAACTACGTTGATTCGGTAGACCGCTTCTGGACGTCACCAGAAATCCGCCGCCGTCTCGATGCGCCGTTGTCAAAAACTGGTGAATATAAAACCGGTACACTGCGTGAAGAAATTCTTCGTTTCTCACGCATTAAAGAATTTCGCAGCACCTTCAAATTGAAAGGCAATGAATTCTTTGCTTATGTGCGTAACCGTGAGTTTATTTCCCCGCTGGTGGGCGCGCCGATCTCTACCGTGGCCGTACCGCGATTAATGCCTAATGCCAACTATGACTTTATGATTTGGGGGCTGATGGGCTTGCAGATTAAAGCCGATTCTAACGGTCGTGGCGGCGTGTTCTACGGTGCTGACTTGAGCTAAGGGGATTACATGGAAAAGGTAAAGGTAGTTGTTTTGCGCCCCTGGCTGGATGGTCAGAAAGCAGGTGATGTGATCACGTTGTCAAAAGTTCATCCGAGCCTGAAAACTCATGTTCGCCTGGTGAATGAGCCTGTAATGGAAAAAACTCCCGCAGGGGAACAGGGTAAAAAACCTGAAGATGAAAAACCTAACCCTGAAGGCGAAACGCCAAAGGTTGAAGGCGAAACGCTAAAGGCTGACAGCAAAAAAGTTGAAAAGTCCGATAAAAAGTAGGTGAGAAATGGCATCAACAATAATTACGAATGAACAGATTACCGAGCAGTTAAACGCTATCGGTTTTACTTCAGTGCCTTCGTTTATGATTGATGCCTATCTTTGCAAGGTTGAAGGGATTCAATCTTGCTTAGATGAGGCTGGTTATGACGAATGCGATAAATTACTTATCAAGGTCTACGCCATTACTCTGATGGTTGTTACTGGCTATCAACAACGCATCAAATCACAGAGCGCGGCCTCCGGCGCGTCTCGCTCCTTCGATTATTCAGGCGATATCTCTGCGCTGTGGGACACGCTCGAACGCCTGGACACGAAAGGGTGTACTTCAGGCCTCCCGATTGATGTGGGCTCACGCGCTGGCTTCTTTATGGTCACTAAGGGGTAATTATGTCTAAGACAGATAACGAACCTCCGAAAGAAGAGAATGATAGCGCCTGGCAGCATGAGAAATATCATTTATAAATATTTTTGACATTCAAGAGTGAAAATCATGAATATTCATGCTTTTAAATGCCAAAGAAAAGATATCTTTTTTTATCTTTTCATTTGGATTAATCAGTCTGGTGTGAAATTTTATGCTCGTTATGTAAATGATTATTCTGAGGCAAAAGATGCATTCATTGAATCTTTTGATGAAGTGAAATTAAATGAACGGTCAGGGTGTTTAATTGAATTGCCGTTGTTAAATAAATGCATCTTAAATTCTATTGAGGAATTTACCTTATGAGCAGCATTTCCAGATGGTCATTTACTGCAAAGGCTACTTTATGGCGTCCAATGATTTCTTCACGTAACGGCGATATTTCAGGTTGGGAGGTTCTCGGCTCTATTGATTGTGATTATGCCTCTAATTTCCGGTTAATTACCGATAGCCTCGGACGTGAAAAAGTTGCTCGTAATACTTTCTGGACAGAATACGCCGATGCAAAAGAGGGTGATCGCATAATCATCGGTGAATCAGATGAATTAACCCCACCAGCTTACGCTGATGAAATTCTGGTAATCACTCGTGATGCAGATACATTTGATCGCATCGCTGATGATTACACCTATATAACGGGGCTTTAATATGGGCGTAAAACTCAAAGGCCTTGCAGCAGCAAAGCGCAATATGGATCGCTTGCTGGTGGATGAAGTAAGCAAGAAGGCAGTAAGAGCCGCACAGATGGCAATGCAAATCGGTGCTACTCGTGCAGCGCTTTACACGCCGATTGATACTTCATATCTCATCAATAGCCAGTATAGGGAAATTTCTATAGGCAAAACGAGAGTGACGGGCAGGGTTGGTTATTCTGCCGGATATGCGGTTTATGTTCATGATCCAGAAGTCGCCCAACAATTCCGCCGCGCTTCAGCCGAAAAGGAATTTTTGAAAAAAGGATTTGAAGAAGAGCAAGCCACTATCATCGCAGCTATCGCTAAGGAAATGAGCCTGTGATTTATCAACATGTAGCGGATTTTTTTGAATCTAACGGCATTGCTGAAGGCTTCGAAATTCAGACGTTACGATGGCGTGATAACGGGGATAAAAATACTGCCTACATAGTTTTTAAACCTGCTGGCGGTTCTCCGATTAGTCATGACCTCGGCGCTGATTATTATGTCACCGTTGATGTTATTTCAGGATTAGCTGAAGGCAGCATTACTAATCTTGAAAACGCTGTTAAAAAAATCATTGAATTCATCCAGGAAAATCCGATTTCAAGTGATTGTTTCAGTCATATAGAAAACATGGGCGGCATACCTTCCCCGACAAATACAACAGAGGGGCGCTTGGTGTTTTCTCTTTTATTCAACATCAAAAATTAAGAGGTCAAATTATGCAAGGTTGCAATAACGACTACAGCCGCCTGATCGGTAAAGTAGCTATTTTACGTTTCGCGTTCGGTTGCCCTGATGAAGAGCCAGGGCTGGCAGAATTTCAGCGTATCGGGGCACTGACAACTAAAGGCCTGGATTTCGCTATGAACTCACTAACGTCTGATGCAGATGATGCGAAAGGCCTCACTGAGAACGCCGTAACAGGTATTGATTTAACGATCTCCGGCGATGGTGAATGGCGACGCCGCCCACGTTCAACAGAAATCGGCCCTATGCGTATGGGGCAATATATCCTCAATGAGATCCAGGCAGGGCGACAGCCGACATTGTGGGCCCGTTTTGATTTCACGGGAGAGAATACCGGTGATTACATTATCGGCTATTTCGTTACTACGGCCTGGTCTGGTGATTTCGGCAGCTCTGACTTCGCTACTTTCTCAGGTGAATGGAAAGTATCAGATGCTGATACCGTGCGTATGTCTGCGGCAAGTGACATCCTGGTTACTGGCGTGACGGTTGCGCCTTCTACCCTGAACATGGAAGTAAATGATCAGGAGCAATTAACCGCAACGATTCTTCCGGCAACGGCCACTAACCAAAACGTGACCTGGAAAAGCTCTGATGAAAGCATTGCCATTGTGAGCACTGACGGCATTGTTACGGCACTTTCTGCCGGAACGGTTGATATCACTTGCTCTGCAATCGACGGCAGCGGGGCAAGCGGGAAATCAGTAGTTACGGTTGCTGAAGCGTAAAATCATAAGGGCCGATAGTGGCCCTTTTTTTTCATGAACAGGAATCCTTGTAATGGCATTTACGAATATTGGTGAAATGGTCATTTCTGACGGGATCAGAGATTACCTTTTCCGGCCTTCATTTGCGGCAATGTCGCGCATCGGAGATCCTGAAGAAATCGTTAAAACTTATGCGATTTTGAATGGTGAGATTATTCGGCAAGTTCTTCCCTTGCTAAATAAGGCCATAGAAATGGCTTCAGGCGTTTCTAAGCTTCAAAGGGCAATGTATTACCAGATAACAGGTAAAAGCGCTCAGGATTGGATTCTGACGGCCTTACGCAAGCCTATTTACTTCCGTCCGGTACTGGAAGCCGCAATGAGCGTGATAGAGGCTTGCTGTGAAGATGATCCGGTGGCCTTAATTGGTGAGTGGGTGCCAGGCACAAAAGGCATCATTTATCGCCCTGGAAAAATGCCTGTGGATCAGATGGTCATGCTGGCTAATGCTCTTTTGCGTCATGGCATCATCGGGGCAGTAGAGGTGAAGCAGAGAGGCAAGCCAGAAGAAAAACAGGCCTCCAGTGAATTTGATGCAATTACCTATATCAACGCGGCTCAATGTCATTTCGGCATGACCCAGGCAGCAGCAGAACAGCTAACCATGACGCAATTTGTAATGCTTCTCCGCGCCCGATATCCAGAGGATAAAGGATTTACCCAGGAAGAATACGAAGCCGTTATGGATGAGGATGAACGCCGCTGGCAGGAAATGATCGCGGAAGAGGAAATGCGTAAAAAAGTAGTGAAACACTGATTTTAAACAATCATTAAATGAGCATGGTTATGCTATTTTCATGAATTGACATTCTAAATCCCTGTGATATGTTCGCGGAGATTATCAATACTGGAATGTTAATAAAAGGGAATGAAAATGAAAAATATATTATTATGCTTATTTATAGTTATCTTTGTTTCTGGGTGTGAAGATAGCAATATAAAAAAAGCTAAACATAACTTAGCTAATAAAATGAAAGATCCTTCATCAGTTCAATGGAAAGATATAAGGAAGATAGATGAAAATCTAGTATGCGGTGAATATAATGCGAAAAATTCATATGGTGCATACATTGGATTTAAAAAATTTGCAAGCTTAAGGGATCTTTTGATATTAGATGATGAGCAAGCTATTATTATTGCTGGATGTGATGGGGAAGAATCAAGCAAAAAAGAAATGGATAAGATTACTCATAAATTAAATGAGAAATCAAAAGCAAAGAAATTGCTGGAAAAAAATAATGAAATAATTGATGAAGCCCATTCTCTCGTAAAACTTAGATTGTTATCGCCAGAATCTTCTAGATTTTCATTTGATAATGTCTATGTAGATAATGCAGTATGCGGATATTTTTATGTCAAAGGCGAATCGGTTCATGGGGATTACATCGTAGATGGTGAAAAAAATGTCTATCTCTATCACATGAATTCAAATTATAAAGGGCTTTCAACTGGATATAGTGGGGAAACGGCTAAAAATATCTCTGAATTGAAACGAAAATATTGCAATCAATAATTTAAGTAAATTATAAACACCTCGCTTCGGCGGGGTTTTTTATGCCTGGGGAAAAGTAAATGGCGACAGTACATGCTGGAAATCTCGTTTATGATGTTGATATTGATTTAGCGAAACTGCTTGAAGGCAATGAAAAAGCACAACAGGAGTTAGAAAATTTAGGCAAAGCAGCCAGCAAAGCCGAGCCTGGGTTAGATAGCCTCAGTCATAGCGCCAAAGGCGTATCAGCAGCATTGAAGATGCCGGAAGTTAATAAGCTATCAACTCAGTTAGCGCAGCTGACGGGTAAGATTGGGGCATCATCAGACGCGGCTAATGATGGAACAGTTGCTAATACTAAATTTTCCGGCGCTCTAAGTTCGGTTGCGGGTAAGTTAGGGGCGGGATATGTCTCTAACGTTGGCTCCGCAACGGCATCCCTGATTAAACACGCAAAAGCAGCGCTTGAAGCTACGAATGCCCAGGTTGATAACGCAAGGGCAGCACAGGAAGAGGCAGCAGCATTACAGGGCGCGGCTTCCTCTCTGGTGCTGAAGGCAGCAGAAGAGAAAAAAGTCGCTGAGGCGGCAGCGCAGACGGCACAAAATGAGCTACTAGCGGCAGAGGCTATCTTTGAAAGAAAATCGGCTGATGTCGGATCGTTAGAGGTTCTTTTAGCGCGCCAGAAAGAATCGTTGAAGCAAGCCGAAGCTAATCTGACGATTAGCCAATCTGAAAAGGCTGTGGCCGCAGCGGTTAAGGCAAGAAATGCCGTTGATGCCACCAGCGCAAAAATTCAGAGCCAATCTAACGCCGCCGTTAAAGAAGTAACCGCAGCAGAGGACAGGGCAAAAGCCGCACGAGAAGCATCGGCAGCAGCAGCTATTAAACTGCAATCGGCGCTCAAGCTAGAGGCCGCAGCATTAACTACAGTCGCACAAGCGAATGATGCCGCAACACTGGCGGCGGAACGGCATACCCTGGCAACTAAAGCCCAGGCTATTGCGGTATCTGGCGCACGCTCAGCACTTGCTTTGCTCGGCGGGCCTACTGGCATTCTTTTAATCGCAGCTGCGGGGATTTATTCGCTTTATCAGGCAATGCGTGATAATCAGGACATCGAACAATTCAAGAGGGATATTGATAATGTATCTAACCGAATTGAATATTTAACTGAGGTTCAGGCTAAAGCTGCCGCCGCGAAAGCAAAAATTGCCATTGAAACAGATACGGAAAGTTTAGAGGAAGCAGGAACAAAAGTTACTGAGCTACAAAACAGACTTTCAACCGCAATTAGATTTAATGCCCCGAAAAGCGATATTGACGATCTTACAAATAAATTAAGCATTGCGCAGGGGGAATATGATTCACTTTCGTCCTCAATAGAAAAAAATGAATCGTTGTTAAAATCGTTTACGGAGCAAGTAAAAAATGCCGCTGGTTTAACTACAGAATCAGCAAAAGCTAATGAAATTTATGATAACTCAGTTAAAAGCCTCGCTTCATCTAATGAAGTGCTGAAAAATGCTATTGAGGGTACGTTATCAAAGGCTGAAGAAACTGCTGCAATTACAGCTCTAACCAAATCCTTAGAAGATGCCGGAGTGGGGGCAGAAGAAACCGCTAATCAGGTTGAAAAGTTACAGGGTGAATTTGAGAAAAAAGAAGTCTCACTTTTGAGCAAGCACTGAAACAAACAGAGCAAAATGTTAAAGCGCTAAAAATTGAGATGGAAGAGGGCGCTGCCGCTGCCGCTGCCTATAAAGCTGAAATTCAGGGGATGGAGGCTGGGTTTTCTTCTGAACAAATCGCACAGCTTAAACAGGCTACGATTGAGCAATATAACCTTCAACAGCAATTGTCCGAATCCAAAAAGACAATGAAGGCCTCGAAATCGACGGTTGATGAAACCGCAAAAGCCATTAAACAACTGACCGAGCAAAATGAATCATTACGTATCGGATTAGAGCAAGGGGAAAGGGCGCAGTACATTCATGATCAGGTTATGAGGGCTGGCACGTCTGCAACTACTGCTCAGATTCAGGAAATAGAGCGGCTGGCTAATGCGCAATATACGCTGCGTGAGGCTATACAGGCGAGGCAGAAGGCAGAGCAAGGCAGGGAATTAGCTAAAACAGAAATCACCGCTACAAAATCCCCTCTTGAGCAAATTGATATTGATGAGCAAGCAAGGCTAACCAAAATTGCAGAATATCAGGCAATTGATTTAGAAAATGCTCAGCTTTATGAAGATGCAAAAACTGCCATCATTCAGCAGGCATCACAGGCGCGGCAAAAGATTGCTGATGATGAAGCGAATCAACAGACCCAAGCAATATCGGATATGCTCGGTGCAGCATCAAGCGGATTTAATAGCCTGGCTTCGATGATTGAGAGTACCGCAGGTAAAAGCAATGGCGCGTATACGGCGATGTTTGCTATGTCTAAGGCCTTCGCGGTAGCCCAAGCTGGATTATTGCTAAATACTGCAATCTTGAAGGCTATGGCGGCTCCAGATTCAATTACGTTTGCCCAACAAATGGCGAACTATGCCACCGTAGCTGGTGCAGGAGCATCATTATTGTCTGCTATTTCCGGCGCTACGATGGGACGTTATAACGGAGGGGCTGTAACTGCTGGCCGTCCTTATGAGGTAGGGGAAAATGGCAAGCCTGAAATCTTCCAGACAAGCAGCGGCCAGCAATACATGATCCCTGGCAACAATGGGCGCGTGTTGAGTAATAGCGATATCACTGGCGGATCAGGTGGTGGAATGACAATTAACCAAACAAATATTTTCAATATTGAAACCACGGGCGGGATCAGTGATGAAGCAATGCAGCAAATTTCATCACAGATGAAGGATGTAACCAGAGCAGTGATCAAAAATGAACAACGCCCAGGCGGTATGTTAAGGAGTTAATTATGCCAGAATCATTCAACTACAAAATTGAAACCGGAATTACCGCATCATTAGAGCCTGATGTTGCCGTGGTGAAATTAGGTGATGGATATGAACAGCGACAAGAGAAAGGGATTAATCCTCTAATGGCATCCTATCCGGTGACGGTAAAGGGATTAGACGGCATACCAGGCAGAGCAAACAGAGCACGAGAGGCCGAGGCATTCATTCGCCGTCAAGGGGCGGTGCAGTCATTTTACTGGATTACACCAGACACCCGCGAAAGGCTGTTATTTGTTTGCCGCAAATGGTCATTAACCAAAACGGGGATTTGGTTTGAGTTTTCCGGTACATTTGAGCAAGTCCCACGATGAAATAATTATTCAGGTTCTTAAAAATGCGCAATATTCCTAAAGAGTTAATTATTGATAGCCTTGATGCGGGGGTTGGCGCTTATATTGATTTGTTTGAGCTGGATTTGCAGCAGTTCGGCGGCGAACTTCTTCGTTTTCATTCTGGATTAAATAAATATTACGGGGACGTGATATGGCAGGGGATTAAATATACTGCTTATCCTATTTCCTGTGAAGGTTTTGAAACTAAAAATGAAGGCGCTTATGCCCGCCCGACTTTAACGGCAGCTAACGTTACGGGATTAATCACAGGGATTAACTCTGATTATAATGATGCATTGGGGGCTACAGTTATTCGCCGCCAGGTTCCGGTTAAATATCTTGATGCTGTTAATTTTCCTAATGGCAATAGTAATGCTGATCCCTCTAAAGAAGCAGTTTCACAGTATAAAATTGAAGAATTGACTGATGAAACATTTGAGACTGTTACTTACAGCCTATCAACGCCAATTGATTCAGATAACGCGATTATACCTGGTCGGACAATTCTTGCTGAGATTTGCCCGTGGGTTTATCGCGGCTTAGGGTGCGGCTATACAGGCGGGGCTGTTGCTGATGAGCGAGATAACCCGACATCAGATATTAGCCTTGATAAATGCTCTAAACGCCGCTCAGGTTGTCGCTTTCGCTATCCTAAGCCGCTACCTATGCCGTTCGGTGGTTTCCCTGGCTCTTCTAAGGTCTGAATATGGTTGAAAAAGAATGTATTGAGTATGCCGCATCATCAGAAAAAGAAGTTTGTGGGTTTATCCTTAACAATTCCTCACTTTTTCGATGTGAAAACATTCACCCCACGCCGGAAAAAAATTTCCGCATTAGTGATCTTGATTGGGTGCGGGCAGAAGATGAGGGGGAAATTACCGCAATTTTTCATTCACATCCTTCGGGCTATCCGATACTTTCCGGCGCTGATCGTCAACAACAAATTCTATCTGGTTTGCCCTGGTGGTTAGCGAGTGGCGAACAGCTCAGGAAGATAAATCCCGTACCACACTTATTAGGAAGAAAATTTAATCACGGGAAATTAGATTGTTTCTCAATTTTTCGTGATGCCTATCATTTATGCGGGATAGACCTTCCTGATTTTGATCGTAAACATGGCTGGTGGTTACGTGGTGAAAATCTCTATCTGAAAAATCTACCACTTAACGGATTCTATGAAATTGATATCACCTCTATTCAGCCTGGTGACGTGATAATCAGAAGGCCATTCCCTGAAGCCGATCCGTGCCACTCTATGCTCTATTTAGGTGAAAACGTATTAATTCACCATGATCATGCGGGACACTATAGCCGGAGAGTAGATTTTAGGCTCGCATATATCAAACAATTACATTCAGTGTGGAGGCATAAAGAATGCTCACGTTTAGATTTACGGGGAGTTTGGGAAGATATTTCCGCAAAATCTCTTTAAATGTTAGTACGCCAGCGCAAGGATTGAGAATTCTTTTCGCTCAAAGTTTAGGTTTTAAACGTGAATTTTTGAAAGCTAATTTGCGAATGAGAATGGAGGGTGAAGATATTCTTCCATCTGATTTAAATTTTCATATGCATACTAATATTAAAAAAGATTCAACTATTATTTTCGCCCCTATTATTGAGGGGGCTATTGAAGGGATCGCCGTTGCTACCTGGGTGATGATTGGTTTAACGGTAGCCTCGGTTGCCTTATCCGTTTACATGTTGACCACAATTAAAACGCAAACATCGGCTGAGGCATCAGAAGCCGATACAATTAAAAATAATTCATTTACCAGCGTTGATAACAGAATCGGACAAGGTAGCCCCGTCCCGTTGTTATTAGGTGAAATGGTTGTTGGTTCAAATGTCATTTCATTAGGCATCGATACGACAAACAACATGGATTGGGAAGCATCAATAAGTTGAGGTTGATATGAGTTCTGGCGGCGGAAGTTCCAGCACACCAAAATTATTAAATGATAATTTAACTTCTAAGCAATACCTTCGAGTTTTAGATCTCATTTCTGAAGGCCCGATTTACGGCCCTGTAGATCAGGAAAATCTATCCTCTTTCATGCTTAATGATTCCCCTGTCACAACAGAAGACGGAACAGTTAACATAAACGGGGTAAGCGTTGCCTGGCGTCCTGGTTCAGCGGATCAGGAGCCTATTGTGGGCTTTGATATGATTGAAGCCACTACGATTGTGAACAATGAAGTCGTATTTGATACTCCATTAGTCAGGACAATCACTGATACCGATGTTACGAGGGTGCGCGTCAATCTTGGGGTAAGCTCGTTAGTTGAAAGTGACTCAAAGAGTAATCAAAAAAACGCGACTGTAGTTATGGTTATTGAGACCAGGACCGGAAGCGGTGATTACTCTATTGCTCAAACAGTGACGATTACAGGGAAAATTTCAGGCGAATATTTAGAGGCCTACACAATCGACGCGCCGGAAACAAAACCTTTTGATCTTCGTGTGCGTCGTATCACCGCCGATAGCGAAAGCGATCTCCTGCAAAATGGCACTATCTGGAACAGTTATACAGAAATCACGGATGATAGCCTTTCATATCCTTACTCAGCGATTGCTGGCGCGGTTGTAGACCGTAGCCAGTACACAGACACCCCGACCCGCACTTTTCACCTCAGAGGGCTGATTGTTGACGTTCCTGATAACTATGACCCTATAGCCCGTACCTATGATGGGATCTGGACGGGTGGTTTTAAATCAGCCTGGACGAATAACCCTGCCTGGATTCTCAGAGCATTAGTAAAAAATGACCGTTTCGGCCTGGCGCACAGTGCCGGTTATATTGATATTGATGACGGAAGTTTATACGTCTTATCTCAATTTGCTGATGGTGAAGTTTTAGATGGTTATGGAGGCTATGAAACGCGCCTGACTCTCAATGCCTACATCACCGAGCAATACAGCGCACGAGATATCATTGACAGAATCGCAGGAATGTTTCGCGGGATGGTTTTATGGGATGGGCTTCAATTATCTGTGATGATTGATAACCCTCAAGATCCGATAATGCCTATCTCAAATGCTAATGTTGTTGATGGTAAATTCTCTTACTCATCAACACCATTATCTGAGCGTTATAATGCCGTTGTGGTTTCCTGGACTGATCCCGATAACGGATGGGAACAGGCTAAAATGTATGTTTCTGATGATGAGCAAATTGCTCTTCATGGCTACAGAGAAACCACGTTAGAGGCCTTTGGCTGTACCAGCAAGGGGCAAGCATTCCGCGCCGGAAAATGGTTGATTGAAACAGCTAAGAGAGAATATAAAAAAGTTTCGTTTCAGATGGCCCGTGATGCTATCGGCTTTATGCCTGGTGATATTGTTGAAGTCATGGATAATCGACATGTCGGCGGGCGTTTAGGTGGTAGAATTATTTCTCACTCAGGAAGTAAAATTATTGTTGATGCTGAAATCTCAGAAGTGGCAGGGGTAAATGATTCTATTTCTATCATTGGCAGTGAGGGGGTATTAGTAAAATATTTAATTCGTGAAGTTAATGGCAAGGAAATAACTTTGCAAAGCACTCCCGATTATGTCCATGTTGGCACTGTTTTTATCATTTCAACATCATCAGTTGCTTCACGACTTTTCAGGATTATGAGCGTAAAAGAAGAGTCGAATAATTCTATTTTTACTATCAGCGCCGCATTGCATGATCCGAACAAACAAGCAATCGTTGATGAAGGGGCGATTTTTGAAACTCCTAGCGACACATTAAACGGTTTCCGCGTACCTAATATTACTAACCTCAGAGTAATAAATGTTGCCTCCGAAACCGTTCAGGTTCGCGCGTCCTGGGAAACGATAACAACAACGAGAGGCCTCACGTTTGCCTTGTTTGTATACAATGAAAATGGAGAGATAGTTACCCAACATACTACGGATCAGTTTTCCTATGATTTCTTTGGCCTGAATTCAGGCTCTTATATGCTCGGTGTGCGTGGCGTCAATGACTCAGGGATGAAAGGCGCAGAAACGCAAGTTAGTTTAATCATCGGTGCGCCTTCAGCGCCTTCTTCCGTGCAATGGGTTGAAGGGATATTCTCTGCATCCTTAGTGCCTGTCATGCAGGTTACAGCCACGTCTGACACGTCATTTGAATTTTGGTATGCGGGAACTAGCCCGATCATCAATATTAATGATGTGGAGGACAATACGCAGTTTTTGGGGCGCTCTACGCAATGGGTTTTAAACGGCCTGTTAGCCGATACAACTTATTATGTTTATGTCAGAACACGTAATGCCTTCGGGGTATCTGAGTTCGTAGAAGCTTCGGGTAAGGCTTCAGTCGATATCCCAGGAATGATTGATTACATTGATGATGCTATCCGCGAATCTGGAGCATTTCAGAATTTGCAAGATGGCGTTAATACTGCCATTAGCGCATTATTTGAGATTGATTTAGCTATCGGTGATGTTTCTTTTCAGCAATGGGAACAATACGGGGCAATCAAAGCCGAAGTAATGGTTGTTACTACCACGATTGCAACTGTTGATCAGGCATTGGCTGAATTAGCTGTTTTGGTTACAGCTCAATATGAAGAGCAATCCGCGTCTATAACTGAAGTGATGAGAGCTGCGGCTACAGCTAATGAAGCAGTAGCAGAACTTGGGACTTTAGTTGAAAGTGAATTTGAATCGCAATCAGCACAAATTGCTGAAGTTCAGACGGCTACCGCAAATGCTCAGGAAGCTGTTTCCTCACTTGAAACACAAGTGATCGCAAGCAATAGTGAAATTACTGCTGCATTGAATCAGAAATTAGATTCATGGGTTACTTCTTCAGGAACTGGGGCGGCATATTACACCCTGAATCTGGGCATAATCAGAAACAACGTAACCTATAGTGCAGGCATGGCTATGGGTATTGAAGCATCCGGCACTTCGTATCGCTCTACAATCATTTTTGCTGCGGATCAGTTTGGTATTTATGCAGGTAGCGATCCGAGTAACTGGCAAGCCGCGTTTTTTGTCTATAACGGACAAGTGTTTATGCGGTCAACATTTATTCAGGATGCCTCTATTGATTTTGCAAAAATCACCGATACTCTACAATCCTATAATTTCGTATCTGGAATGTTAGGTTGGAGAATTCTTAAAAATGGTAATGCAGAATTTAATAACGTAACAATTCGCGGAATAGTTTATGCTACGGGCGGAGAGTTCACCGGAAAAGTAACTGCTACCACTATGGAAGCACAGCATTTTGTTGGTGATATTACTAATGGTGGGTTAGGTACAGATGCCGATAGAATGGGTGCAGGTTCAATCACCAGTACAATTACATACACCGATACTGCCGACACATTATTACCAAAAACAGTTGTTGTTAATGCTGTAGTTTATTTATATGGGGTTTCCGGAACTACTCTTCCCACCGCATATATATTAGTAACAATTGACGGTGAAACTAAAACTTATCCTACTGTTACTGTTACGGCAATAGGAACTACTGGCGCCGTTGCCGTTCCAGTTAGTTTTGCAAAATCAGGAATAATTAACAGAACAGTAACAGCGACTATTACTGTGAGGGATGGTGGTATAAACCCATCAAGAAAACAAATTGTTTCTCCGGTTATGCAAGTCATGCGTGGCTCTGGTTCATTTACGAGCAGTAGCAGTTAAATAAATTTAATATATATCCCGTTTCTATGCGGGATTTTGGAGTAAAAAACATGTCAACGGGTACTTTAACGCTTACGCAAAATTCCACGGCCGTTGTAGGTTCAGGCACATTATTTACAACAGATTCAGAAATGGGGGGAGTGATTTTCGTTAGCTTGGACGGTGTAAATCACACGCTTGTAGTTTCAAGCATTGCATCAGATGAACAATTAACTTTAGCGCGAGCATACACGGGGGCTACGCAATCCGGCATTGCATGGACTGCCATCCCTCGTGATGCGTTGATTGGTATTCACGCACAGTTAGCCGCAGATAATGCCTGGGCGCGGCGTGCTGCCGTGCTTGATAAGCAAAACTGGTATCAGGTATTTTCTGCGGATGGAACGATAACAGTTACTTTACCAGATGGTTCAACGTTTACCGGTTCTAGCTGGAAAACCATTATTGAAGCAATGGAGAACAAAGCGAATAAAGCCGATATCCCAAACATTGTGGCAGAGGGTATTACATGGAATAATCCAGCTGATGCAGGTCTTGCCATTGGAACTTCAGCTATAAGAACTAATTTTTCTGGCACGAATAATGTGTATTATAAAATAGCCAGGGTGAAAATGCTTCAGTCAGCTGATACCATTGGGATAAGAATTTTTGGAGGTTCAGGATATAATGCAGGTGCGCCATCGCAAGCATGTGTGCATGACATAATACTAAGAACATCAAATAACAATCCATTCTCAATTAACCCTGTCTGTATAGCAAACGCGCATACAAGTTTTAATAGCGCAATTCAGGCTGTTTATGCTGTACATGAAACTGGAGATATCTGGGAAATATGGATAAAAGCGTCCTCTATTCATATGGCCGGTGTTACTATGCAGGTATGCTGCCCCGCTAATACCGGACGCGCAGAGGTGATTAATTTTGGTAACTTAGGGAATTCTGCTACAGAGCCAGAGAACGCAATTACTAACGCGACATGGCGGAATGTTTCGGTTCCGTGGGCCGCTGGTGGTTTTACAGTGGACAGTAACGGATTCGTTAAAACAGCCTCGCCGATCCTGAAATTAAAAGCTGCTGAATCTGATTGTGGGGATGCGTTTTCGTCTGGTGCTATTTATCACGATGATATTTCGGCTGCAAATGCTGAATGTTCAGGGGTTAGGGCGGTTCAGGTGTCTACGGGAAGATATGAAATAACAGGTTCTAAAGGCCTTGCAAGTGAGGGCTGGCAATTAGAAATTCCTCAGGACATCAACGGAAATCGACTATGTTTTGTTGAAACTGATTTCAAAAATGATGTATTGATAGTGCAGATAAGTAAACGAAAATTTGATGTTGAAACTGGGGATATCATTGCCGGAGAAGCTATTGATATCCCCTTGGATCGATGGATTGATTTTCGTCTATCCATCCCCACTGATGGCGATAACGTTTAATTTTTAATGGTATTGATTGCCCGCATAGGGCAATCAAATTAGTCCAATGATAGGGATAATTTTATCCTTTTTGTACCTTCTCAAACCCTCGTACTCAAAGCGCCAGCTTTCTTTTATTTTTCCATTCTCTACGACACAAAAACGAAAACCATTGTTAAGAAGTTTATGAATAGCTTCCTTTCTCTTAATTTCCGGATCAATGCGAAACATGGTTAAACTCTTTAAGTTTGTGAGGGTTTAAATTTGACTTGTTGTTAACCTTTTTGCAACAGGCCGGATGAGTCAAAACAATGGATTTTTGCGATTTGTGATAAGACACACGATTACAAATGATAAGAATGAGATTGTTTGTTTTTTATCCTAAAAGCATTCCCCAAAACTTTTCGTAATTTACTGAATAATAAGGATTAAAATTTATACTGTTCGTATGATTTTTGCATTACCAAATGACTGATAACTCTTTGAAATATAACAATTAATTTTACTTTTCTTATCGTTATATTTCAAAGAACAGGCTCTGGGATTCGTGGATTGCCGTGGAGCGAGCTTGCGCGATGGGTTGACCCGCCCAGGCACGCGGCAGGTTTTGCTCATAGCGGGCATGACCGGTTTCGTGAACCACGCCAAACAGCGCGCTCAGCAGTTCGTCTTCGTCATAGCGAGTGGTGATACGCACATCTTCTGGCACGCCGCCGCAGAACGGATGCGCGCTAACGTCCAGACGACCGGCGTTAAAATCGAAGCCGAGCATTTTCATGGCTTCCAGACCCAGCTCCCGCTGATCGGCGGTCGCGAAGGGGCCTTGCGGCGGGACAACGACTGTTGGGACTGTTTTTCCACCACCTTCGCCAGCAGGTCTGGCAGCCAGGATTTCATGTCAGCGAAACAGCACGTCCAGACGGGCGCTGGTCAT